CGGTCTTGGTAATTTACCTTTGCCTGAATATTTAAAACCTTCAGCTTTTACAGGCATTCTTGAATATGTATTTCCTTGCCATACAATATCTAGACTATCTTTCATATTATTACCGCTATGAAATAAATAAACAGTAGGATTTGTAATTGTTGCATTTACATTAAACGAAACATCGCCATTAGTAGAAAGCGAAGTTGTAGCGGTAACTGTAAATGTATCTGAAGTTGGAACTGTCTGAATTGTATAAACTCCATCAACACTATTTCCTGTTGTAAAATTAAGACTAATAATTAAACCAACAGACAAACCATGACTTGATAATGTTATGGTGATTCTTTGTCCTGAATGTAAATATTCACCTGTTTTTGCAGATTTTGTATAATGAATGTCAGGTTTTAATTCAACAGAATATAATTCAATAATCGATTTATTTGTTAATCCCTGAAGTGCGCTTGTAGGTATTGCCATTATGGTTCAAATACTTCACGGAAGGAACAATTTATTATTGCTCTGTTGTTATAAGGTATTGTTTTTGTCCATGAATCACAGACATATTGACCAGCCCCAGAAAGTGTAAAATCAACATTAGTTGCAACTGTAACCAATGCACTATCAGCAGATGTTGAAGTTAGTGTAAAAGTATTGGCATCAGCAGAAGAAGCGACAACATATGATCCATCAGTAGGGCCAGAACTAAAGTCAACTGTTAATACATCACCAATTGCTACACCATGATTTGTAAAAGAAACAGTAATAACTGTACCAGCAGCACCACTTCCATTTGATTGGACAAAAGTACCTGTTTTTGCGCTGAAACCCTCTGCTGGTGGTGTAAATGTAAAACTTGCCTGATCTGCAACCCTGCTTCTTAAAAATGCCTCTATGACATCTGCATTAGTTTCAGACACGTTAAAAGTAAGATCATATTGTTTAGGGTCTTGAGATAATGGAAGGCCATATAAAGCCCTAAATTCATAACCATCACCAAGTGAAGTAACTCTTACTTTTGGTTTGCTTTGTTTTCTCATCCCATAAGTGGGAGTTATTGATGGAAATGTTGCCATTATCTATTTAACAAACCTCCAGACCTTTGTTCATCAATTATAGTTGCCTGCACTACAGAAGCAATCAAACCGCCTAACTGATCAGCTTCTGATCCGTTTCCTTGAACAGAACTACCAGTTGCATCTACATTTACGGTGATCATATTATTTGTTGTATTACCTCCACCTGTAGGAACTGAAGGTAAAATTGTTCCAGATGTGCGAGGAACAAATAATTCAGGTTGACGTTCTCCAACAATATAGGGCTGGCCAGCTTTCACAGGGCCACCATTTGCTTTAAACAGTCCTCCTAATAAACCGCCAGCAAAGTTCCCTAAAAATCCACCTAATCCGCCTTTATTTTGTTTAGCTCCAAAACTTTCTCCAAAATTTCCTAATAATTTATCTATCTGAGCATCAATAATTTTATCTCTAATTCTATTTAATACATTCGTCATTGCCTGACCAAAAGATTGTGCGCCAGTTATAGCATCTCTTAAATTATTTTTAATACTTCCTTCTATTTCTTCGCCGATATCTTTAAATTTTTCTTCTAATTCGTCAGCTACTTCTTTTTGTTTTTTAAGTGCATTTGTGCCTTCAATATATTTTGTAATTATATCTCTAAGTCCCTCGCCATGAATTGCAACAAGAGCATTTATTTCCTGTTGTGTTTGTACTTCTTTTAAATTTCCGTCAATTGCTTCTTGTGCTAAAGCCCTTTGATTGCTTAATCGGTCTATTAATTTACCTTTTGCCTTAACAGAATCCATTTCTGCCTGTTCATAAGCAATAGCTTTTTTTAAATTATCTTTTATTAGTTTGTTACTTTCTTCTTGTATTTCTTTATTTTTTTTTGTTGTTTTATTTTTTTCTTTTTCTACTGCATTTTCTTTAATTACAGTATCTAATCTTTCTTTAATTGGATTTAAATTATCTTCATTTGCTTTAAGTTGTTTTTTTAGTGATTGTAAAACTTTTCTATTACTTGTGTCTTCATTTTCATTTATTTTTTTTAATATTTTTTGTCTTTCTATAAATAATCTATTGAATTCACTTTTTAACATTTGAATATCACCTTCTTTCAATGCCTTATTAAAATCTCTTTGTTCTTTTGCTGCTTTAATTATTGCAGTAGTAAAACCACCAACAAGAGTTGCCACTGCTACAAAGGGCAATGCATTTAATGCAATAGTGGCAACGCCACCCGCAAAGGCAACTTTTTGTAATCCCGCAGCTACAACTGGTAAAAGAACAGCCACACCCTTAGCTGCAACTGCAATCGCTGAAAATATTGCTGCAGTTTTCCCAATAGGTGAATTTACAAAATTAGTTGCAGCAATAGTTAACTCTGTTAATCCTTTAATAACAGGTATTACAACAGTTCACCGACTGTAACTCCTAATTCATCAGAGATAGGAGCTAATAAAGTTGGAATTTGTTCAGATATACTTCTAAATTCATCTCCTTGTAAACGTCCAGAACCTAACGCCTGTGCTAACTGTCTAAAAGCATTTGATGATTCTATTGCAGATGCACCAGCTAGCTTAGCAGCAGTATTAAATCCAAAGAAAGTACTTTTTATATCTTCTACACCAACTCCTAAAGGTTGTAATCTTGCTGTTATATCAGTTATTCCTTCAAGTGCTTCAGTTGCACTTAGTCCAAATGCTTTCTGTGCATTAGCGGCGATTTCTTGTGACCTTGCAAAAGTTCCAGATGCTTTTGTTAATAATCCTAGTCTTACATTTAACTTTGCAAAATTAGCTGATGTATTTACTGCCTGCCTTGCCAAAACTGTTAATCCAATACCAGCAATAGCTGTCTTTAATCTATTTAAGCCGCCATTAAGTTGAGTAGTTCTACTCTGTACGCCCTGTAATGCTCTAGTGGCCTGACTAGCGTCAACTGTAAGTTTTACATTAGCCTGTGCCACAAATAAAAAAAGCCTTTATTATATTTTACCTTCTATTTGCCTTTTGGCGATTTAATTCTTTTTTTTCTCTATCATTTTTTACTTCATAGTATCCAGCCCAAAAAATCAGTTCTTCTTCTGTAATCAGAGAACGTAATTCTTGTAATGTCTTACCTAATTCTGTTGCGAGAAAAAACTCAAAATTTAACCAGTTATCTCGCGATATTATTTTTTTGCTGTATCAATATCTAATTTTATATCAAACAAAAATAATTCAATATCATTTAATACGTTTTCGGGAAGTTCTCTTTGAAGGTTTGGCGCATCTGCGGGGCTAAATGCTTTTGTACCATCTTCATTTTCTGCCATTTTACAAAGCAAATATGTCGATATTGTCAAAGCATCATCTGTGCCTGCGGCTGCTTGCGCTCGCACTCTATCTTCTCTTGTTAAAGGTCTAAAATATAAATCAACAATTTTTTCACCGTTTTTATTTTTAAATTCATATTTACGTCTGGTTGTCATCTGATCTTTATAAGATTCAGTTAACAGGTCAATCGTTCTTTTGTTTGGCATTGGTTAATTAGTTGACTAATAAACTCAATGTATCAGATAGCTGATGTAATGGTACCACTTGTTATAAAACTGATATTTATTATTTGAACTTCCCCAAGTGTTGCGCCATATTCTGCGTTTGTAATAATCCCCGCAAAACTTATTTTTTTTGCTGAAGTATCTCTATCTGGAAATAATTCAAATAGTGCATCAGCGTTATCGCCTGTGGTTAATACATCATCAATGAATGTTGTATAGCCTGCACCTGTCTCTGATGGATCATAAAGAAGTTCTGCTGAACCTTCGCCTTGAATCAAGCCACCAATATTTGTTTTAAAAGTATCACCCTGCTTTGTTGTTTCCATAGTGTCTTTTGTTATAGACAAAGACCAATTTCTTGTCTGCCCAACGTCAGCTTCGGTTCCACCAGCGTTTTCAAACATAATTTTTCCAACATCGCCCTTGATAGCCATAACAAAAAGAAGTATTTATTTTATATTAACCTTTTTTCTGTTTTTTCACATCTTTTTTTAATTTTTCTTGAGTTTCCATATATCGCCTGCAACGTCCATCCCAATATGCAGGGTTACGGCGACCCTTCACAGCTTCGATTGCATCAAGCATTTTTTCTGTAATTTCCATTAAAGCTCCTCAAAAATTTCAAAGGTCATTCTTAATTGCGTTTGAAATTGACCTTCAGGATTAGGATTATCTATGACTTCAGGCCCGATTGGGCTGTCAAAGATCACACTTGATACTGTAATTCGATTATATAAATCACGCAATCTTTTCCCGATTGTGTAGTTGTCGCCTGAACCTATTCCCTGCGGCGTGAAGATATTAAAAACAACAATTCCATTTAAACGATTCTGACCGCTTGCATTTCCTAATGTTAAATAATTACTTTCACCAAAACTTGTAAGGCATTGTACAAAGGTTGTGACCGCACTGCTGTCATAAGACATATTATGAAAAACAACAGGGATTGCGGGGCTGGTAGCAAGCTCTG